GCTCTCAACCCGTGGAACAACCCATTCGCTCTGCTGACATCACCTCTAATGATGTTGGCCTCTCTGATAAAGAGACCCGCTCTTTCAGCTTTGCTCGTGCGCTGAACTATCTGGCTAACCCCAGTGATGCTTCTGCTCGTCGCGCTGCTGAGTTCGAGATCGAAGTCGGCAAAGCCGCTGCTCAAAAGTATGAGCGCGCCAGCAACGGCATCGTGATCCCCAACGAAGTGCTGCGCCGCGATCTGGTGGTGGGCACTCCTACTGCTGGTGGCAACCTTGTTGCCGATGAACTGCTGAGCGGTTCGTTCATTGATCTGCTGCGCAACCGTCTGGCAATTGCTCAGGCTGGCGTGACCATGCTGACCGGCCTGCAGGGCAACATCAGCATTCCTCGCCAGACTTCTGCAGCCACTGCGTATTGGGTAGGCGAAAACGGCAGCCCGACCGAAAGCCAACAGGCAATCGATCAGGTCAACATGACCCCCAAGACTGTGGGTGCTTTTGTTGACTACAGCCGTCGTCTGCTGCTGCAGTCCTCGATTGATGTTGAGGGCATGATCCGTAACGATCTGGCTCGCGTGATTGCTCTTGAGCTTGATCGTGCTGCTATCTACGGCACCGGCTCCAGCAACCAGCCTCTGGGCCTGGTGAACACCACCGGCATTGGCAGCCAGACCATCACCACCTACGGCACGTTCGCTGAATACATCGGTATGGAAACCGATGTTGCGGTGCCCTGAAGTCGACCGAAAAGGCCACCAACACTGGCATGTTCGTGTTCGAGGACAACGAGATCAACGGTTACCCCGTGATCGTGTCCAACCAGCTCCTGAACAACGATGCGCTGTTCGGTGACTTCTCCATGATGATCATGGGTATGTGGTCTGGTCTGGATCTGACTGTTGATCCTTACGCTGGCGCTACTGCTGGCACCGTCCGCGTAATTGCTCTGCAGGATGTGGACATTGCGATCAAGCAGCCTGTGGCCTTCTGCTACGGCACCTGATCATGAGGATCGAGATCCTGCGTCAGGTCATGATCTCGGGGGAGTCGGCTTCGGCCGGCTCCTTTATTGAGGTGAATGAAGCTGACGCGAATTTGCTGGTTGGTAGCGGCAAGGCTGCTTTTGCACCTTCCGTTGAGAAGCCCGCGCCTGTTGAGGTGACGGAAGAAATCAAGCCTGAGCCGGTCAAGCCCGCGCGCAAGGCACGCACTTACGCTCCCAAGGAGGACTGATCATGGCCATTCTTTCTACTGGTCTGGAGAAGCTGCAGCATTTTGCACTTGCTCCTACCGCTGCCCGTACCGCCAACCTGAACGGCACCGCTGTTGACATGAACGATTATGAGGGCGACCTCGTGGTCATTCTTGATGTCGAGGCTGGTGGCACTTCGACCCTGGATGTAAAAATCCAGTCCAGCGACACCTCTGGTGGCTCTTACACCGATGTGACCAGCGTGTTCAACCTTGATGGCACTGAGCAAGCTTCGGCTGCCGTTGCTTTCGCTCAGGTGAGCACTTCTGCTGATAAGCAGTATCTGGTGTTCCCCAAGGGCGCTGCTAAGCGTTGGATCAAGGCTGTGTCTGTGACCGACACCTCTACCCACACCTATTCGATCAATGGTGTTGGCGTGAAGAAGTACGCTTGATAGCGGATGACGGATACGGCCCTGGGTTGCGCGAGTGACCTGGGGCTTTTTTCTGCTTAGAATTTTTGTATTGCTGTTGGTTTGATGGCGTTCACCGAAGACTTAAGCGTATTTGTCGCTGATTTTGGCGTACCAGTATCGGCTGGCGGTAAAAATGGTTTAGGGATTTTGGATATGCCTAGTGAGATGATCGCTGATGGTGTTGTGTTGACGACTGACTATCAATTGACAGTCGTGACATCAGATTTTTCAAGTTTTACTGCAGGCGACAACGTGACGGTTGATGGGCTTTCTTACAAGGTGCGGTCGCCAGAGTTGATCGACGATGGCAAATTCACTAAACTAATGTTAATGAGGACTTGATTATGCCTGAGATTTACGGAAGCTGGGCAAGTAGACGTGAGAACATCACTGTTCTTGGGACGTTGACGGGCGTTGGATCAACTGCTGCGGTTGAGGTGTCAGGAAATAGCTTTGTGTTTGTTCACAATACGACTGGGGGCAACGTCACCGTCGATGACGAAGGAAGTCTTGATGGTGTTTCATGGTTTTCACTTGACGAAGCAAAAACCCATAGCCAATCTGGAGTTGACGCGCATTTCTATTCGCCCAGGATTGTTCGTTACGTGAGATCTACTGTTACTGCAAATCAGAACGGCGCATCAGTAACGATCACGATGGCATGCGATTAGAGACATGGACCGCGAAACCTTCAAAAACTGGATCAAGGTGATGCAGGCTTTGGAGATAGCTGGTAAAACCGACTGTTATATTTATTATCGTGCAAAATCAATTGTGAGCGGCGGTCCTGATCCTGGACCGTTTGGCAAGCTTCCGCAACGAGGACTCAATGGCGACCAAGCGTGAGCAAATTCTGGCAGCAATAACCACCTCTTTGGCCACCACAGCGGGAGTAAGTGGTCGCGTGTATCGCAGTCGCGTTACTGCAATGCAAAGAGCGGAATCACCAGCGATTGTGGTTGAACCAATCAGTGATACGCCAACGCAAAACACAAGTTTGCCAACCTTGGATTGGCGGATGCGGGTCAGAGTGAGCGTGGTCGTAAGAGGTGATTTACCAGATCAGCTTGCGGATCCTGTGATTGAAAGCTTGCATAGCAAAATGGTGGCTGATTTAACGCTTGGCGGCCTTGCTATCGACGTTCAGCCCGATGAGGTTTCATTCAACTTCTTCGATGCCGATCAGCCTGCTGGTGTAATTTTTAATGATTATATCGTTCAATACAGAACTAGCGTTTCGAGTTTGTCGTCCTAAAGTCTGATAAGCCACCCGATTTACAGTAATGGATGAGTTTCAAGGGCAAGGTGGCTCGTACATCCTTGACCCCGAGACAGGCGTTCGTACCCTTGTTTCACGAACGCTGCCACCTGAACGACCAGAGGTAATTTCCAATGCCCCTTCTAACTCGGAAACGCCTGATCCTTTTGGAGACGGAATCGACTTACGGGACCGATCCGACTCCCGACGGCGCCGACGCCATTCTGGTGCGGGATTTGAACATCACTCCATTGCAAAGTGATGTTGTAAGTCGGCAGCTCATTCGCCCTTACCTTGGGGCTTCAGAGCAGCTTTTGGCAAACACGCGGGTTGAATGCACCTTTAGTGTTGAGCTTGCTGGTTCTGGTGCTGCCGGCACAGCCCCTCGTTATGGCAAAGCCTTATTGGCTTGCGGTATGAGCGAGACTGTAGACGCAGGCAACAGCGTGACCTATGCACCTGTTAGCGCCAGCTTTAGCAGCTGCACCATTTATTACAACATTGATGGTGTGTTGCACAAAGTGACCGGTGCTCGCGGCACTTTCACGCTGAACATGGCGGTTGGTGAAATCCCTTCAATTGATTTCACCTTTACTGGTGTGTACAACGCACCAACTGACACTGCTGCTCCTTCTGTAACCTACGCAAACCAGGCAACACCTGTGATTGCGAAGCAGGGCAACACCACTGGCTTTGAGCTGCTTTCCTATAGCGGCTGCCTCCAGTCAGTGACCTTCGATATCGGCAACACCTTGGTGTATCGCGATTTGATCAATTGCACCAAGCAGGTGCTGCTGACCGATCGCGCTAGCACCGGTAGCGTTGTGATTGAAGCTCCGACCATTGCTCAGAAGGATTACTTCACTGCAGCGCTGAGCGACGGAACACTGGGCAACCTACTGTTCCAGCACGGTCAAACCGCTGGCAACATCTTCGATTTTGCCTCCACCAAGGTAGACATTGGTGATGTGAGCTACAACGATCAAGACGGCATCCACATGCTGACCATTCCGTTCACCTGCGTTCCGTCAACATCTGGCAACGATGAGTTCAATTTTGTTTACACCTGATTAAGGTGTGATTGCAAAGCCAAGGCTGAGGGGTCGTCAATGCGGCCCCTTTTTTGTGGGTGTATGCTGTTTGAGTATCGCGTTCATTACGCATGGCATTTGTCCGTAAAAAAGTTAAGGTCTTTTCTTGGCCGGTGACAATCGAAGAGCCCAGCGATGGCGGCACTTTTGATACGGTGACCTTCGATGCAAAATTCAAGCGTGTTGGGCGCAAGGAATTTCAAAAGCTTGGCGAAAAGGGCGAGCTTGATCTTTTGAAGGTGATCATGGTCGGATGGGAAGGCATCCAAGATGAAGATGGCAAGGAAGTGCCGTTTTCTATCGAGGTAATGCGCGACTTATCTGACGATCCATATTGGATTCGCGGTGTTTTGAAGGCCTATACCGAGACATTTGAGGGAGCTCGTCAGGGAAACTAAAAGGAGCTGCCGCCTATTGGGCGGGCGGCGGCAAGCGAGTAGAGGACAAAACCGGGGAGGACGCCGCTGCATTTGGCATTGTCCTCCCCCAGGAGCCGAACAAAAAATCCTCTGATTTTGAGGTATGGGAAGAAAATTGGGATGCCGTCATGATGTTTCTGCGGATGCAGACGCAGTGGAATACGACCATGGCCGGCTATCTCGGGTTGCGATATGAGGTGATGCTGTGTGCTGGCGGGATGTTTGACCTTTACAATGTGGACAATCGCCGCGAGATGCTGGAAGATCTTCAGATAATGGAGGCTGCAGCATTGAGCGAATTGGCCAAGGACAAGGATGGCTAAACAGGTAAGCGAAATTCTGGTCAAGCTTGGTATTCAAGGCGCAGAGGGCCTTGACAAGCTAAAGAGTTCTTTTCGTGAGCTTGAAAAAGCTATTGGGCCAAGTGCTGCAACAATTGAGCGTGCGCGCGAAAGCATTATTGCGTTTGGAGAAGAGGGAAAAAATACAGAACAGTTAATTAAAGGGCAAATTGATGCTCTTCGCGGTCTTCAGTCTCAAACAGAACGCGGCTCTGCTGCGTGGGCTGAGCTTGCCGGTGATATTGAACGTTTTCGCCAGGCTTCGCGAAAAACTGACACTGAGATTGAAATCTTACGCCAAGGCATTCTTTCTGTTGTATCCGGAACCAGTCAATCACAAAAATCTTTACGCGAATATATAAGTGATTTGTCTCGACTGCGAAGCGAGGCTACAATTACTGGTGGCACATTTCAAGAGCTTAGTCGCGACATTGCTGCCCTGACTGGTAAGTTACAGGAAGCCGAGCGGCAAACACAGCAAACCAGTCGTGTTTTTGGAAGCGTGCTCGGGCAGGCGCTTGCCTCCACTTCTGCTGGCGCGCGTAGACAGCTTGACAGCCTTAAAGAGCTGATCAACGAGCAGCGAGGCATAGTTGACAGTATTAATTTACTTAGCAAAAAAGAGCGCGAATTAACACATAATCAAGAAAAGCGAGCAGATGCGCAAGAGCGTCTTAATCGTGCGCTTACTCAGCAGCGTCAGCTTACTTATCAAGAATCTATTCGCACTAGCCGTGAAAGTGTGCGAGCTGGCGCCGCTGCTTTTGCAGATCCAATTTTTCTGAGGACAATAACTCCAGAAGCTCTTGATAGAAGATTAGGCGAGCTGCCAAACACTACGGCAGGACTTAATCAAGGATTGTCTGAGCTTTCGGAGCGGCTGGTAAACACAAAGCGCAATACCATTGATTATTTAGTTGTGGCCATGCAAATGGCCGGAGCGCAAAGAGAGCTTACTGCAGTTACACAGGGATACGCTCAGGCTTTGCTAATGGGCATCAGGACTGGAGCTGTTGCGCCTAGTGCTCGCAATTTGCAGGAAGTAATAACAGCTTTGCGGACTGAGATGTCCCAACTTATGCAGAAAATGCCAGTCAGGCGCGTGTTTTAGAAAACCAGCTTAAAGAGCTTGCTGGTGCTTATCGACATGTCGGCGACATGGCAACTCAAGCCGCAACTGCGCAAACAAGCGAGGCCACGGCGCGCATTACTGCGAACTACATGAATAGGGGCATGGTTCGCGCACAAGAGCAGGCGCTTGCTGATCTCGGTCAGCGCGTTCGTGCTGGTGTTGCTGCTACTCCATTGGCATTGCCGGCGGCTGGGCAGACGAGTGCGCCGGGTACTGGGCTTCCGATCAGCGGGGAGTACGTGCAGCCAGGCCGC